ATGGTGCTGACACAATTACATTTGGAGATGTTTACTTTGGCGGCAAAAAAGTAATCTTTGACGGTGATGGACCAGCCATTACTGGGCTATTAGATGAGTCCACAGGCGAAACAAGCACCACACAAGCGCCGTATATAGAGTTTTATTTCTATAATAATGGCTCAAGCTCACCAACTAATTCCAGCACCACAGCTATTGCATTAATGCAGTCTAGCGGGCTTGTATACACTTGGGACAATACTAAGTTAATGAGTAATACAGCTTTTGTAATTATGGTGCTTACTTACAATTCCCCCGCTGGCATAACTGGAATACAGCAAACTAAGTTTCAAGTAACAAATTCCCGTGATTCTGCTGGGGATTGTTTCTATGACTACCTTACTAATACGGTTTATGGTGCGGCGCTTCCGATTGCTCAAGTCAATACTGATTCTTTAGATGCTTTAAATGCATACTCTAATGCAAACTTTACTTACTACCCATACGGTGGCGGCTTTGCAACACAGCCTAGGTTTAAATTTAACGGAGTCGTAGACGTTAAAAGAACAATTATGTCTAACTTACAGGACATGAGCGCTTGTTGCGATTGCCTTATTAAATACAATGAGATAACAGCCCAATGGGGCGTAGTGGTACAAACCCCAGTCTATGACATAGCTATGAATTTAAACGATAGCAATATGGTATCTGCTATTTCTATTAGCCCGCTTGATCTTTCAGGAACGTATAACGTAGCAGAAGTCAAATATCCCGACAATACAAGTCAGGACAGTTTTAATTCTGTAACTTATGATTTGGCACAAATAGCGCCTGAATTATTGTTTCCTAATGAACCAGTAAACAAACAATCTTTAAATTTGCCGTTATGCAACAATGACGTTCAGGCTCAATATTTAGCTACTAGATTCCTAAAGTCAGCCCGTGAAGATTTACAAGTTCAAGTAGACATAAACTTCTCAGGTATACAGCTTGAGGCTGGGGACATTGTAACTATTACTAGCGTTAACTATGGCTGGGTTGCAAAAGAATTTAGGCTTAATAAAGTTATTGAAAACTTTGCAGATGATGGTGCTGTATTGGCTAGGTTAACAATGGGTGAATTTAACTCAGAAATCTATGACGATATGCTTATTACGCAATTCACTCCAGCGCCAAATACAGGCATTGGATCGCCTACTGTATTTGGAACGTTGCCAGCCCCAGTTATTACAGCGCAATATCCTACGGCAACCAACCCGTCTTTTGCGGTACAAGTAACGACCTCATCCGCTGGTATTACTCAATACGCTGAAGTATGGTATTCGGCATATAGTAGCCCGACTACTGAACAGCTTTATTTTGCTGGAACAAGCGAGATTCAATCTAGCGGAACGCCTTGGGGTGTCAGCACTTTATTGCCGCTTGTTACGTTAACTAACATACCAGCGGGTAATTGGTATTTCTTTGATCGCATGGTAAACAGTCTTGGAAGCTCAAGTTATAGCCCGCCAAGTACTTTACTCCAATGGCGACCAAGCACCTATCAATTTACAGATAAGTATTTGAATGTTGCTTATGCAACAAGTATTACTGGAACTGGATTTAGTTTAAATCCTAGAGGTAAAACTTATTATGGTTTATATAACACCAATGCAACAAGTATTAGCACAACTGCATCCGATTACACATGGTATTTAGCACCATCAGCATTTAACTCTACTGGTGCTTTAATTTATCTTCTTTACTCTAATAGAACTGGCAGAAGGTTTAGTTTTAGTTCTGGCTTTGCGGCTTATGCGGCAAATACAGGAGCATTTGTGCCAACATCAAATCTTGTATATCCATCTTCAATTTGGGCTGGTTTGCCAGATGGCACAAACATTATTGACCTAGACCAAAGAACAGGACAATTAATTCAGACAGGCACAACATCTGTTGGAACTGGTGAGATTGCAGTAGTTAATAATGACCAAGGAAACATTGTTGCATCACTTCAGCAATACCTAGATTTTGGCGGACCCTATACCAAGACTTCTGCCGTTGCCACTTTAACTGTTGATATTTATGGTCGTATTGTGGGCTTTGAAGCACCAGACGATTTTAACTATACCCAGCAAATCTTTACTGCTACAAGCGGTCAAACAGTTTTTACAGTTACCAGAGGTGCAACTTATATTAGTGGGCAATGTTGGGTAATGAAAAATGGGTGCAAATTAAGTCCAACTGAATATATCGATACTGGTGGCTCAACTGGCACAATAACCCTAACAGTAGGGGCTGTAACTGGCGATATTATTATCATTACATCCTTTAAATCGGTAAATGCTACTACTGGAATTTATGCTTCCTTTACCCTAAATAGTGCAACTTTGACAAATCAAGCCACTTATACTGCATCAGGGTTTACCCTTAATACTGGTTTTGAATTGCTATTTTTAAACGGAGCAATCGTTAATGCTCAAGACTATGATGTTAGTGGTCAGGATATTACCTTTATTGGAAATACATCAGGTAATTTAGAGGTATTACAATGGACACCAAATAACCTTGGGGTTGCCAATGGAACACCAGTAAATATTGATGCGTTTACCATTATTGGGCAAACTATCTATCCTTTTAGTTATAACCTTAATGCCTTTAATTTGTTTAGTAATGGGGTTTTATTTAAACAGGCAACGGATTATACTACTGCAACTGGCTCATATACTTTAACCACAGCACCATTAAATAACATTACCATTATGGTTCAACAAACTTTTGCAAGAACTGGAGCAGTCTAAATGACACAAGCCTTTAACTTATCGCTATTTGCGAACAAACTTAATACATCAGGAGCAACTGATAATACTGGACTGCAAAATTCAGCGGTTACTGTAACTGCTGGAACAGGCATGAGTGGCGGTGGCTCAGTCGCATTAGGTTCTTCTGTAACACTTACTAATGCTGGTGTTACTTCTGTTGTTGCTGGTACAGGAATTTCTGTTTCAGCATCTACTGGTGGAGTAACTATTTCAGCATCAGGTGGTGGAACAGTATCTTCTGTCGCTACTGGTAATGGATTATCAGGTGGAACAATTACAACTAGCGGAACTTTGACTGTTGCTTGCCCAACATTTAATACTGTTGGTAGTTATTGTTATGTGTATGTTCCTACTACTCCTAATCAAGTTTCTGGGTCTAATTATGCCGCTGGGAGTGGATCCACTCAAGTTACAAGTGGTGCTTGGGTTGAGGCATGCGGTTGGGGTGACCAATCCACAAACAATTTATCAGGCACTTGGAAATGGATGGCTTCTACTACACTTCCTCGGAATAAAGCATTTGGTATTGCTTGTCGTGTTTCTTAACTAAGGAAAAATAAATGTTTACTTTACAATATGCTAAAGACCCAGTTTGGAATAATGCCGAAGGAACTTCCATTATATTAACTGTTAAATGGGAAGAATTTTTAGAAGAAATGCCTTTTGGTGCTTGTTCTTATGACCCTGAATCTTGGGGGGTTAATATTTTTAATCGTGCCGTCGCTGGTGAATTTGGCGAAGTTGCGCTTTATGTAGCACCAATCCCGCCAACTATTGATTTTGAGCCAACGCCTACAACTGGTACTCAAACGCTATGATAGGAATTAGCCCTAAACATACATTTACTTATGATGGGGCTACTTTAAATGTTTATCATGCCAATAAAGGTCAAGGATTGCCAAAGCATGAGCATTTATATAGCCATGCAACTGTTTGCCATTCAGGTTCTTGCTTGGTGCGTGTAGAAGGCAAAGAATTAATAATGAATAAAAATACCCAGCCAGTAAATTTATTGGGTGGTAAATGGCATGAAATTGAAGCATTAGAAGATGAAACTGTATTTGTTAATGTATTTGCAGAAGGTAAATATTAATGACAGAGTATTGCAAGGGAAGAATTTATCCTAATAGCGTTCCTGAATTTCGTCATTTGCAAAAAGCAGACGGAACAATGGAAATGCAAGTTAGATATATAAATGCACCTATGGGGTACTGTGGTAAATGGATGCCAGTAAATACTGTTCAAGAGCAGAATGAAGTAAAATAAAGCAATAAGACAAAATATGATTCATAGGTGAGTGGAGTGCCATTCCCTATTAACCGAGCATTGGAGAAATCATGGCAGTCTTTAACAAAAATACCTTAACTCAGGTATCGGGTTTTGATAACCAAATTATTGCTGGCGAACTTGTCTGGCAACAGAAAACCTTTTGGAATCTAGCACTTAACGCTGATGATGGCACACCACTAGATTTAACAGATGCCACGATTGAGGCTGAGATTATTCGTAGAACTTTAACCAATGTGCGTGATAG